ATTCCTAGTCCTACTCCTAACACAAATTAAAAAGGAGGCCAATTATGGCAATAACAACAAACGCAATATGTGATTCTTTTAAGAAACAATTGCTACAAGCGAAACATGACTTTGATACATCATCTGACACTTACAAGTTAGCGATGTACACAAGTTCTGCAACTTTAGGAAAATCAACAACTAACTATGCAACAGGTAATGAAGTATCATCATCTGGATACTCAGCTGGTGGAAAAGCTTTGGTTAACCAAGGTGTAAAAGTTTCATCTTCAGTAGCGATTACTGATTTTGCTGATCTATCTTTTGTCGGAGTTACTTTGACTGCAAGAGGAGCTTTAATTTACAACACAACGACTGACGGTGGTTCTAACACTACTGATGCTGTTGCTGTTTTAGATTTTGGTGGCGATAAGACTGCAACATCTGGAACTTTTACTATTCAGTTTCCTGCATTCACAACAGCAGCTTCTATATTAAGATTAGCATAATTTAAGGTCCTGGTGCTATGGCTTTACAAACTTATACGGTAACCGTAGCATCAGGAAACCTCTATGGTGGAGGCACTGGAAATGTCTTCTATCTAGACGGTGCAAGAAATTCAACAGGCCCTGGAACTATATCTTGGGTTCAAGGTGCAACATTAAGATTTAATCAAAGTGATGGGACTAATGATAATCACCCATTAATTTTTTCTACTAACACTGACACATCTGGAATTATATCATCAGGTGTAACCTATTATCTTGACGGAAGCAGTAATCAATCCGATTACACAAACACCTCAACCTTCAACGCAGCGACTACTAGATATGTTGAAGTAACTCCATCCTCACAAACAGATTTTTATTATCTTTGTTATATCCATGGTATTGGTATGGGTGGTATTTTCGATATCACTTCAACCACATGGGGAGCATTAACATGGGGTGAGGGTTTATGGAGTCAACAAGGAAATATGGATGTATCTGTTTCTGGTATGTCACTTACATCTGCAATCGGTAGTGAAACAGTTTCAGCTAATGCTGATGTAAGCGTATCTGGAATATCTCTTACCTCCACAATAGGTACAGCTCTTGGTTTTTCTCTTCACACTGAAGCTGTAACAGGACAATCTGCAAGTGCATCAGTAAGTTCTGTGGTTGCAGGTACAGGAGATATTGTAGGATTATCAGCTGCAGGTCAATTAACTTCATCAATTGGATCAGTGACAGCCACTGGTGTAATTCAAGTTGGATGGGGTGGAGATACTTGGGGTGAGAATGAATGGGGAGATCTTTCTGGATCTAATCCTATAGCAGTTGGATCACAAGCATCTTTTTCTATTGGTTCCTTAGCGAGCGTTACTGGAAATGCTGATGTATCTGTAACAGGAATATCTTTAACATCTACTATAGGTGCCAATATTTCTGGAACATCACATACTCAAATTGTAACTGGCCAACAATTAACAATGTCTTCTGAGTCAAGCGTTGTCAATATAGGTGTGCCTGTTACTGGTATTTCATCAACTATGACTGCAGGTCAAACAACAATTGATCCTGAATTTTTAATAGGAGTAGGATGGGGTAGAGATACTTGGGGTAACCAAAGTTGGGGTCAAGCAGATTCAGTTGCTGCAGGTGGTCAAGTTTTAACGTCAGCAATTGGAAGCACTTCTGTTGTAACTGATGTAAGTGTTTCTGTTTCTGGTCAATCAATTGGAATGACGTTTGGAGTTTACTCAACGTCTGCAGATTTTAATTTATCAGTAACTGTAGCTGAACACACACTTAACTCATCATTAGGATCTTTTTCATTAGAACAAACAACTAATGAATCAATTACAGGCCAATCTATAACTTCTACAATTGGAGATGCAGCGGCAGGTTTATTCTTAGATGTTCCTGTTACATCTCCTTCTATGTCATTAAGCTTAGGAACTCAAACATTAGAACAAAATACCGTAGAATCGCCTACTGGTAATCAAGCAACTATGTCAATAGGAGCAGCTGTAGCTGTGCCTGGTGTAGAAGTAAGTGTTTCAGGATTATCAATTACTGCATCTTTAGGAGAAGAGGGCACTGTAGCGGGTGCTGATGTAACTCCAACAGGCATAGAATTGACAGCATCAATAGGAAGCGTTAATATAACAGCGTGGTCTGAAATAGACTTAGGAGTATCAAATACTTGGGCAGAGGTTGATTTAGCAGCCTAGTTCATGTAAAATAGAAAGTAATTAAGGAGAATTTTTATGGCATCAACTTACTCAAGTGATCTTAAACTAGAATTAATGGCTACCGGTGAAAACGCTGGTACATGGGGTGATAAAACAAATACCAATTTAAATTTAGTACAACAAGCAGTTGCAGGTTTTGAGCAAGTAACACTTTCAAGTGGTGGTACTTTAGCTCTTGCAATGTCTGACGGTGCAATATCAAACGCTAGAAATTTAGTAATAAAATTTGCATCAGCAACAATCGCTGCTAGTACAATTTGTACAATACCAGATTCAATCGAAAAATTTTATATATTTGATGCAACAGGTTTAACAAACCCTACAAACCTTCAAATCAAAACTGCATCAGGAACAGGATTTACTTTAGACCAAGCAAAAATTTATGCAGCTTATTCAGATGGAACTAACCTAAATGAAATTTCTTTAGATACTTTAGGTGGAACTGTTGCAGCAGCAAATTTAACAGGCACAATCGCAACTGCACAAATTGCTGATGATGCTGTAACTTTTGCAAAAATGCAAGACACTACAACTGCAAATAGAGTTTTAGGAGCAGCTTCTGCAGGTACAATCGGAGAAGTTCAAGTCGCTACTGATATGATTGCTGATGACGCTGTTACTGCAGATAAACTTGCAAATACTTCTGTAACTGCAGCATCCTACACAACAGCTAATATAACTGTTGACGCACAAGGAAGACTAACTGCAGCTTCATCCGGAACTGCGGGGTCTGGAGTTTTTGAACCATCGATAGCATATGTAACTGGACCATCTTCAGGAACTTACACTGCAAACCCTAACGCAAACAAAGCTCAAATTTATTTAGCAGGAGGCGGTGGCGGAGGTGGCGGTAGTGGTTATAGAAATGGCGGCACAGGTGGTGCAGGTGGCTACGGTTTATACACTGTTTCTGTATCAGGTGGAACTGCTTATCCATACTCATTAGGATCAGGCGGTAACGGAGGATCAGGATCTAACAACTCAGGGAACACTGGGAATTCAGGTAATGGTTCTAACGTCACTAACTTAGCCGTTGCAAACGGAGGATCTGGTGGTGGCGGAGGACAACCAGGATCTTCTGGTGGTACAGGAAGTGCTGGGAGTGCACCAGGAGCAAACGCTACTGGATTTAATAGAGGAATTCTTTTTGGAAGTAACAATATAGGAAATGGCGGAAACGGAGGTCCTGGATTTCCAAATGGAGGTCCTGGTGGTTCTGGTCAAGGTGGTTTCTTAGCAGTATTTGAGGATAGAGCATAATGGCATATTTATTTTTTAACGCTGAAGGCGTAGGTGGTTTGGGTTCAATATCAACAGATGCAAACAGAGCTTCTCATCAACCCGATGAAGCTTATCACGCAGTAAAACAAGTTTCTGATTCTGATTTTGAATTAGTTAGAAATGGTTCTAAGACTGCTGTTTTATCAGGAGATAATGTTTCATATAATGATGAAGTTGTAGTCTATGAGGCTGCTGCTGTTTTAAATCTTTATTTTAATAATATTATGGTATCATTTAATTCTTTCATTGATAATAACCCTGAGCATTCAATGGTTACAAGTATTACGGAATATAGAAATTTTATAAATACTTTTGATACAAATACTCTAACTTATCCTATGGAAAAAAGTTGGGAAAAACATTGTGAAGATAATTCAATAACTTACTTTCATCCTTTACAATTACCTTAATAGAGTTATACATGTGCTATGCTCACTAAGACCATAGAGTTTAGCGCAAAAAAATATATTTTACAAAACAAAAAAATTCACCCTGTACCTTGTAAATTAAACATCCCAGATTGGTTTAAAAAATTAAATCATACTGAAACTAATAGAACTATAAAAGGTTGTATTCCTGTATTAGACTCATTGACTGCGGGATACATATTAAAAATACCATTAGACCTTTATATAGAACATAATACAATTAATAATAAACAAAGAATTACTGAAATTATTACATCTCCAAATTCTAGCACACCACCATATGAACCAATAATAAATTTAAATAATCAAGATAATCAACAAGTACATCCTATAGAGCAGGTTGGAAACAAATGCCCTCATGCTCAAAAAAATAAAAATTTACCTTTTCAAAAAATTTTAAATCCATGGACAATAAAAACTCCACCAGGATACTCATGTTTATTTTTACCACCTTTAAATAATACTGACGATAGATTTTCTATTATACCTGGGATAGTAGATACAGATTCTTATACTAATGAAATTAATTTTCCGTTTATTGTAAACGGTGATAAATATCCCGTATTGAAAAGCACAATAAAAGAAGGAACACCATACGTACAGGTTATACCATTCAAAAGAGATAGTTGGGTAATGAAATTAAAAACAATAGATAAAGCTGAGCAAAACCTAGAAAGATTTAAACTAGCATTTAATATATTAAACAATTATAAGAATAGGTGGTGGCATAAAAAATCATGGAAATAGAATCTAAAGAAGTAAACATGAATGAATTAAATACTTATATAAAAATTAATGATAACTTAATACCAGAGAAAGCACTTAAAAATTTTAAAAAATTTTGTCAAAATGATATAGAATTCGAAAGTGCAACTATTGTTAAAGACGATGGTTCAGTAGAAGTGAATGAAAAAGTTAGAAATGTTCAGTCTTATTGTTGTAGTAATTTATCTGATCAAAGTTTTAGTCTTGTCCATTGGTCAAATTATATTTCATTTATGGTTAATGAAAAAATAAAGGAATACACAGAAGTTTTAGAAATAAATATGGGAGTTAGAATCAATGACATTCAAATATTAAAATACGTACCTGGAGGTTTTTACGAGTTTCACATTGATCATGGCACATCAACTCCTAGAACATTAAGTATGATTTATTTTGTAAACGATGATTATGAAGGTGGAGAATTACATTTTAAATTATGGAAAGAAAATAAAATAATGAAAATAGAAAAAAAATCTAATAGATTAATAATATGGCCTAGCAATTTTATGTATCCACATGCGGTGCAGCCAGTTACAAAAGGCACAAGATATTCGGTAGTTTTATGGGCATTATAGAAAATAAAAATTATATTCCCTTAAAGAATTTTTTAACTGAACATGAAGTAAGACTTTTCTCTACTTATTGTGAAATAAAACATAGATTAAACTTAAAAAATTTTGATTCTAATCCTGTGAGTCACAATAGAGACACTTATTTTTACGGAGATCCAATAATGGATTCCCTATTATTATCTAAACAAAAATTTATTGAAGACCAATCAGGTAGGAAACTATTACCAACCTATTCATACTGGAGAATGTATACTAAGTACGCAGTTCTAGATAAGCATATAGACAGACCCTCATGTGAATTAAGTGTTACTGCAAATTTAGGAAGCTGTGGTGTAGATTGGCCAATATTGATGGACGATAAAAAAGTAGATATTTTACCAGGTGATGCAGTAATTTATTTAGGTCCTAAAATAAAACATGGTCGAGATGAATTTTTAGGAGATTGGGCTGCACAATGTTTTTTACATTATGTATATGCTGACGGTCCTAATACACACTTACATATGGATGGCAGACCATTTTGGGGGTTAGATTAGAATGGAGTTTAGACAAAACCCTAAAGATGGATCTTGTAATTTACATTTTAATGAAGATGAAATTGAGATAATTAAAAAAAATAAAAAGATTCATTTCACCGCCAATTCTTTAAGACATTTTGGAAATGCTCTAGTAAGAATGGTTATGGAGTTTAACAAGTATTTTGATGAAGAGACTAAGTCAGAACAGACTAAATCAGATAAAAAATTAGATCTTTCGAAAGATGCAAATAACAAATAATTTTCTTGATAATCAAGAATTTTTTCAAATACAACAAACTATATCAGAAGATACTTTTCCTTGGTTTATTAAATCACCTGGAGTATTTTTTCATGATTTATATAACAAAGAAAAAAATCAATTAAGTCCATTTATTACACTCATTGACTCCTTAAATAAAAAATTAGAAGTCTCTACTCTAATAAATGCTCAGATATTAATGACTATAAAAACTGAAAAAGCACAGGAGTCAAAGGCTAGTAATTCACAAGATATATATGATAAAACTATGAAAAGTATACTATTTATGAATACGTCAAACGGTCATATTAATATTTCTGGATTAGAAAAAATTGATTGTGTAGAAAACAGGCTTTTGACTTTACCTACAAATATGGCACATTTTGGTACTACTCAGACTGATAAATTACATAACATAGTATTAACTATAAATTACACGCTATAAATGATATAATACGCATATGCCACTAACAAAAGTAAATATAGCCCCAGGTTTTAATAAACAACTTACCCAAACAGGTGCAGAAGGTAAATGGACTGATGGTGATTTTGTAAGATTTAGATATGGATTGCCAGAAAAAATCGGAGGTTGGGAACAATTATTAGAGAGCACATTAATAGGTGCTGCGAAAGAACAATTTATTTGGGCTGATTTAGATGGTAGAAAATATTCTGCAATAGGAACAAACAAAGTATTAGTAATTTATTATGAAGGAGCTTTTTTTGATATAACTCCTTTAGGTACAGCACTTACCAGTTGCACTTTTGATACTGTTAACACCTCAGCAACAGTGACAGTAAACAAACCTGCTCATGGACTAGAGCCTGGTGACATATTTATTTTTTCATCAGTAACTCCTCCGTCAGGAGCTGGGTATACTGCAGCAAATTTTACAACTAACCCTTTTCAAGTAATAACTGTTCCTAGTAGCGATGAGTTTACTATTACAATGGCTAGCGCAGCAGGGACAACGGTCAACGGATCTGGTTCTGCTACAATAACACCTTACATAAAACCAGGAGCTTTAGGTTCAACATTTGGATTTGGATGGGGCACAGGTCTTTGGGGTGGTGGTCAACAAGTATTTAGCACTCTTAACGGAGCACTATTGGATGACACTGCGGGAACCGGAGGAACAGGAACTTCAATTACCTTAACATCAACCACAAATTTTCCAGCAACTGGCACAATAAAAGTAGGAGCTGAATTTATTTCTTACACAGGAATATCAAGTAATGATCTAACAGGAATTACAAGAGCTGCTGCGGGAACCAGAAGTGCACATTCTAGCGGTGCTGGAGTTGAAGCCTTCACAGGATGGGGTATAGAATCATTGTCATCAACATTATCAGTAGATCCTGCTTCATGGTCCTTAGATAATTTTGGTGAACAGCTTATTGCAACAATAAAAAATGGACAATCTTTTTCTTGGAACCCTATAAATTCTAATGCAAACGCATTAAATACAAGAGCTGTGCTAATATCAAATGCTCCAACCGCATCTGTCATGTCCTTAGTTTCAGATCGTGACAGGCATCTAATAATGTTAGGAACAGAAACAACTATTGGTTCGCCAGGCACACAAGATAAAATGTTCATTAGATTTTCAGATCAAGAAGATATCAGTAATTATACCCCTACGTCTGTAAATACGGCTGGTACATTTAGACTAGACTCTGGTACAAAGATAGTAGGAGCAATAAAAGGAAAAGATTATACTTTTATTGTAACAGATAATGCTGCTTATGTAATGCAATTTGTAGGACCACCTTTTACATTTTCTATAAGACAAGTTGGTTCTAATTGTGGATGTATAGGACAACACGCAATAAAATACGTAAATGGAATAGTTTATTGGATGGGTGAGTCAGGTGGTTTTTTTGTATATGACGGAACTGTAAAATCATTACCATGTGCAGTAGAAGATTTTGTATTTACAACAAAAAATGGTAATAATTTAGGAATAAATTATTCTGCTGGTGAATCAGTATATGTTGGTTTGAATCATTTATATGAAGAGATATGTTGGTATTATCCACAAGCAACCTCAAGTTTTAACGATAGATACGTTTGTTATAATTATCAAGATGGAACTTGGGTTACTGGATCTTTATCAAGAACAACATGGGTAGATGCAAATTTATATGATAATCCATATGCAACAGAGTTTACATCTACAGGTGTTCCTACGTTTCCTACTGTACAGGGAATCACAAATATAAACGGATCAACAAAATATTTTGAACATGAAAAAGGTGTTAATGAGGTCGACACCTCTGGTAATAAAACCGCTATTCCTGCCTTTATCGAATCTGGAGATTTTAGTTTAAACCCAGACGGTACTAATGGAGAATTTTTTATGAGCATGAGTAGGTTTGTCCCTGATTTTAAAACTATAGAAGGTGATGCACAAGTGACCATATTATTAAGAGACTTTCCAAGCGATACGGAAGTATCTTCTCCACTAGGACCTTTTACTGTCACAGGGTCTACGCAAAAAGTTGATACTAGAGCAAGGGCTAGATTTGCTAGTTTAAAAATTGCAAATACATCAACAGACCAAAACTGGAGATTTGGAACTTTTAGAGCTGATGTAAAACTTGATGGAATGAGGGGATAATGGATCCAATAGAAGCACAAATTCAAGCACAACTAGATGAAATTAGAAGTCGAGGAATTGACTATACACCATCTTTTGAACAAAATGTACAATCACAAGGTATTGCACCATTAGTCGATACCTCTATGCAAAATAATTTAATGGATACATCTATGCAAAACAATTTTGTAGCTGGCCCTTCAGAAATAGATCCAAAAGAAATAGCAGGAAACATTCTTAAGCAACAGGGCATTAAGTTTGTTGCACGTAAATTAGGTATGGATAAATTACAACAAAATATATTTGGATCTATGCTTGGTGTCTCAACACCTTTTGCACCTTTAGCTACTGTAAGTGCTTTAACAGGAGTATCTTCAGGAATAGCAAATCTATTAAGAAACAAAAGAACAAAAAAAGCAATTGAAAGAGACATCAATAGAGATTCTCAAGGAACTATTAACACTATTGTAAGTCCTAGAATCATGAACATGCAACCTACAGCTCGAGATATAGCGAGAGGATCTATGCCAACTAAATCACAGGTGTCTAAAAAATCAACTCCTACAGCTAATCCATATAGCGGTGGCCCAGGTGGAGTACAATCAGGTTTATAATGGCTAGAGTAGATATTGTTATACCTGAACCAACACCTCAGTACACTGCTGAAAATCAAAGACAAGTAACTCAGTCTTTACGAACTATGCAAGATAAGTTAAACACTTCATATCAACAAGAATTAAAAAATGAACAAGATACTTTTACTTTTTTTTTATCATGACAATACAATATAAAAACCAAGGCGTAAATTTAAGCACCACTGGAACTACCAGTGTTTTTACTGCACCCTCTGATGCAACCATAATTATCAAACAAATACAAATAAACAATGGTTCTACGGGAGCTGTTAATTTAAGTGTTCAAGTTACTGATACATCTGCGTCAACAACATTTAGAATTTTCAACCAATCGTTAACTGCTTCCTCAACTACAGATATTATAAATCATACTTTAATATTGGAAGCTAGTGATATATTAAAAATGACAGCTGGCACAGCAAATGAGATACAAGGTATAATTTCTTATGCTCAGTTAGATAGATCACAGGAAAATGGCTAAACGTACATTTAAACATTTTACTCCTAGACCAAGACCAAAAAAACGAATAAGACAGCACAAAAAAAATCTTTCAAAATCCGAAAAAAGAAGTTATAAGAAGTACAACAGACAAGGAAGACCACAATGAGTGATTTACCAAGAATACCAGCTGAAGCTAAAGAAATTATTAAACACAAAAGAACAGGAAAAGTTTATGATACTAAAGCTGCTTTTGATGCTGATGTTGCTGATCCCAATACTGATACTACTCAAGATGATTTTAGACAAGACCTAGAAATCACCGTAACTAGAGCAGGAGTAATGGGTGCTAAAACAAAGAAATAATGGAACCTAGAGGCGCAACAGAACTTCAACATGAGTTATTAGAAAAATATGTTTCCAAAGATTTACTAGATAAATTTCAAATTTGCACATCAATTCCTGGTAAAGTACCATTAGATCCAAATAAAATTAATATACTTTGGCAAAAGAATTCTTGGGATCAACCTAATTTTCAATGGTTTTTTAGAGATAAAACAAAACACAACGATTACGATTGGTATGTTTTTAATTCACATTGGAACTATGAAAAGTTTAGATATTTTTTTCAAATACCTGAAGATAAATGTATTGTCATTAAGAATGGTGCTAGTCATTTTCCTAAAAGAAAAATATATAAAAAAGGAGATCCAATTAAAATAATACATCACTGCACTCCTTGGAGAGGATTAAATGTTTTATTATTAGCAATGCAATATCTTAAAAGTTCAAATATTACACTAGATGTATATAGCTCAAACGAAGTGTATGGTTCTGAGTTTGCAAATAGAGTAAATAAAGATACTGAAGATTTAATAAATCAAGCAAAAAAATTGCCAAATGTAAATTACATAGGTCATAAACCAAATGAATATATACTAGAGCATATGTCTGATTATGATTTATTTGTATACCCATCTATATTTGAGGAAACATTCTGTGCTTCAGCTTTAGAAGCACTTGCTGCAGGGCTTCATGTAATCACTACAAACTTTGGAGCACTACCAGAAACTTGTGCTGAATGGCCTGTATATGTAAATTATTCTAAAGATTATGAATTACTAGCTACTAGTGTTGCAGGAGCAATCGAAATAGCAGGACAGTATTTGCATACAGATACAATACAAAATCATTTAGATGAACAACAAAAATATTATAAAAATTTTTATAGTTGGGATAAAAAAGCTATAGAATGGGAAAATTTTTTGAAAGGAGCCATAAGTGTCAAGCAGTAAATACATTAATGAAGATACATATCAAACACTACAAGAGGTAAATATAGAAACACAATCTGATTATGAAAAAGCAATAGAACCTCTTTGGAAAGAGGATAAAGATCAATATAAGAAATTTGAAATATTTGTTGCCACACCAGTGCATAGTGAGGTTTCAATTCATTACACTCAAGCTTTGATTGAGTTTCAGCAAGAGTGTTTTCAAAAAAAACTCAAGGTATCTTTTCATTTAATTAAATCGTCCTTAGTTACTCAAGGAAGAAATTTATCTGTTGCTGGTTTTTTAGGTTCAAAAGCAACACATTTACTGTTTATTGATTCTGACATTTATTTCCAAGGTAAATCAATATTCTCTATGCTTAAAGCTGACAAAGATATTATTTCTGTACCGTACCCACTTAAAACTTTGATGTGGGATAAAGCTTTTGAAAAAATGCAACAGGGTAAAATCAAATCACCAGATGATATTAGAAAATCATTACATACATATCCAATGAAAGTCCCTGATCCAAACAATATAAAACTGAATAAAGGCGTGATGGAAGTAACAGATTCTCCGACAGGATGTATGTTAATTAAAAGAGAAGTTATAGATAAGATGATAGAAAAATATCCTGATAAAGAGATAATTCAAAAGACAGTTATTAATGGAAAATTTGTTAATAAGCCTAATATGTGGAATTTTTTTGATACGCTCCATGACCCTAAAGAGAAAACCTATAATGGTGAGGATTTTGCCTTTTGTAAATTGTGGAGAGACTTAGGTGGTAAATGCCATGCTTATGTAAACGATTCTATCGTGCATATTGGTGAGCATCAATATCATGGCAGATTTTATGATGAGTTGATATCAGCCAAGTAAAATGGTATTATTAAAGACTTAAGATCATAAAAGGAGAATTTAATAGTGTTACAATTTTTACCCTACGCATTAGCAGCATATGGAGGTTACAGAGGATACAAAGATTCAAAGGATCAAGGTATTAGTGGTATAAATAGATTACTTAACACTGCAGCAGGTGCTTTTACTGGATATAATTTAGGACAAGTTGGAGGCTTTGCTAAAGGTGCAGGGTTTGGGACAACTGTTCCTAGTTTTGCAAACCTTCCAGGAGTATCTACACTACCTGGAATGTCAAAATTTGCACCTACTTCATATCCTGGAATGAATAAATCTGGTGAAGCAATTTTTGCTTCAGATATGAATCGACAAAGAGCTTTAGCAAATGCTACAGGAGATGATAAAAGAGGAATCTTGGATATTCTCACTCAAAAAAAAGATGGCAGTGGATTTGATCCAATAAAAATTGCTGCACTTGCTGGAGGTATACCATTTGCAATGGGTGCATTTGATAATCAACCTACCGATATATTTATGCCTGGCTATAATGTAAATTATTTAAATCTAAGAGATGAAAGACCTGGTTATACATACATAGATCCAACAACTGGACAAGAAAAAGAATATCAAAAAGTTTATGCACCAGAAGAAGCTGCTAAAGATGAAAGACGTATGGGACCTTATTCTATGGTTTCACAAAGACTAAGAACTGGTGGATTAGCACAAATAAAAAAATTTAATGAAGGTGGTATAAATTACCTTCCATCAAAAGTTTCACATGACGAAAACGATGCTAATAATTATGTAAGAGCGTCAGGTTATGTAGAGGACGGAGCAGGCGTAGGAGATAAGGACGAAGATACAATGTTAGCTCAATTAGCAGACGGGGAGTTTGTAACAAGAGCAGATGGAGTATTAGGGGCTGGAATCATAGCTGGAGCAAATCCAAGCAGCATAAAAGACATGCGAG